ATTGGCTATATGTGCTCATCTCCCTTCTGAAAATTAATACTTTTGACTTGCTATTCCCTCCATTGAAGAGTAGAATAAATACAAAGAAGCAATGAAAGGAGGCCCTCCTATGGCTTTTGATATGCTGGTTAAAGAAGCTGAAAGCATGACTGAAGATCAGGTCATGCAATTACTTACGTTTGCGCGTTTTTTGAAATCTGAAGCTCAGAACCGAAAGAAAACCTCTGAAACATCATCTCAGAAACATAGAAGAACTCCTGGCGGAATGCCTGGCAGATTATGGATGGCAGATGATTTTGATGAAACACCAGACTGCTTTGCGGAGTATATGTGATGTTTTTACTGGATACCCATACTTTTCTTTGGTACATCTTTGATGATCCAAGGCTTCCTCAGAATGTAAAAGATATCATCAGTGATGCTGATGAAGTTTATGTCAGCATGGCAACACTCTGGGAGATTGCAATTAAGCAGTCCATAAAGAAACTGGAATTTGAAACTTCCATTTCTTTCCTGGGTGAAATGTGTGAGATGAAGGACTTTAAGATCCTCAACTTCTCGATTCCTCAAATGGACATTATGAAGTCATTGCCTTTCCATCATAACGATCCCTTTGACCGCATTCTTATTGCTCAGGCTATTTACAACGGATTGACGATCATCACAAAAGATGAAAAAATTGCGATGTATGACGCGCCGATCCTTTCCTTCAAATAATGCAGTGTCACCCGGTTTTATCACGCCGGGTGATTTTCTTTAGAACGCGTCAAAATCAGCCTGGGAAGCCATTCTCACATTTCCATTACCGCTGTTCTCTTCCGCGCCGTCATTGCCTTTCTCAACCATCAGGTCTATGACCATTCCTATTGTCAGGAGGTCCAAGTCCCGAATGGAGATCCCAAGCTCAACGCAGCGCAGAAGGAACAGCGCCGTTGTCATTTCGCGAGAACTCGATTTCTGTTTTTTTTAGACTCGATGTCCGTGATCATATTGCTGCCCCACAGTTCCAGAATCTCCGGCAGAACCTCATAGATGCTGAACATCTCAAACTGATCGAGCCATTCGTCAATGGTCGGCGGAATAGACGGATCGGCATGCAGCGCCATGATGTAGGCTACATTTTCGAAGATCTCCAGATCCTCGATCTGCATCTCATCCCCTTCATCAGTCTTGCGGTTATAAGCTTTCTCCAGCTTTGTCAGGTCACGGAAGATATCCCTCTTGAACTTGATGCGGTACAGTCTGGGGACAGAAGCGGAAGACCGGAACTTTACATCCCGGTCTCCAATCTTTACAGTTTTCTCAAGCATGATCAGTCACCGTTCCCTTCCGCCGCAGGGACATAGACCGCATCATACCAACCATCATAGATGGCGGCAGTGGTGGTATCGCCCGTGCGGCTCTTTACCAGGCCGTCCTCCCTCGGGTCGGCGGTAAGGCTGAGCGTCTCCGTTACAGGCTCGATGCTCTCTTCCTTAGTCTGGGAAGAAATCGTCGGGCGGGCCGCGGTGCAGTTGTACAGCACATGACGGATGGCGTTCTGATCTCCGTCAAACTCAAACAGCAGTGCGAAGTAGACGGCTTCCGTGCTGTCAGAGCGTTCGATCAGCACGCCGTTGCTGTCCTTTGCCTCCTGCAGAATATCCGTGCGGAACCACTCGGGAATCAGGGCAAGCTCCAGATCGCCGGAATAGCCGTTGTTGGCGCTGGTGCGGAAATACACAATGCCGTCGGCATAGAACGGAGAGCTGTCGCCTTCCGCGTCCATGGACAGAGATACAGCGCCCGGGATTGCTCTGGGGACCGCATACGTGAAAGTGCCGTCATCTCCCTTTGTCAGGATGGCTGCGTGTACGTTTTTAAGGTTGTACTTTACCTTGTTCTTCTTGTTATTCGGCAATGAGATTACCTCCAGTCTCAAATGTGTAGAGGACTTCATAGAGCTTCTCCGACTCTATCCAGACCTCAGATTTCTCATAGAAAATGTCGTGCGCATCGAAAACATCCTCGATGCGCTTTTCCAGTTCCGGGTCTTTCCGGTCGGTATAGACCTCAACATCGACCTGCGCGATCAGATAATACGCTCTGCCGTCAGCGGAGAAATGATCTGTCGCGGGATACCGGAAACAAAGGAAGGGCGGGTCTGGGGACTCTCCTTCCGCGTAATGGTCATACGCTACCGGGATCTGCGACTCGGCGAGCATGGCCATGATTTCGTTATGTGTCATGAAAGTTCCCTTTCTATCTTCGCCACCATCTCATTCGCGGCTGCCTCCTCCGCCGGTGCGATATGCGCTTTTCCGGACACCCTGCCGCCGTTGCGCTTTGCGTGGCCGTTTTCCAGCAGGTGTGCCAGAAAGTACCGGGTTGGAGAATAGACCGTAACCTCAATGTTATGCGAAGATTCCGCGGTGGTTTTGGTTCTCCAGGACTTGGCGTAGTTTCCATGCTTTGAAGGCGCTGTATTCCGGATCAGCTTTTTCACTTTCGTACCGGCATCTTTGACCGCTTTCTTCAGGACATCGTCTGCGAGATCGCTGTATTCGTTGAGTCCCTTCATAACCTCAGATGCCAGCTGGTCAACAGGAATTTTCTTGCTGCTCATCGTTCCACCAGCTCACATTTCAGCTTCCGGCTGTTATGCTTGAAGCCCATGTCATCCACATGCAGAATGTTGTAGATACGGTCACCCAGGAGGACCCGATAGTGCTTAGAGTCGATGGCGGCGGTTTCGGATGAGTAGCGGACGGTAAAGTCCATGCGGTCAGCTTCAACAGTGTGTCCGGCAGACTCCTCTTCCGCGTCCTGCAGGCCGCTTGTGAGCGCCGTTGCCCAGCAGGTGAAATAGTCTGCCCATGCGGATGTGTGATTCCCCCATTGGTCGACAACAGTCTCATTCCTCTGGATGAGAATTCTCACCCTTAAAGCCGCTACATTCATATGACTCCCTCCCGGATGGAAAAGAGCAGTGATCGCAGCGTCAGTGTCAGGTCATGATGGTCCGCCTCTTCCCTGTGCTCGAACAGGTACCCGACTGCGTACATAATCGCTATGCGGAGAGTCTCACGGATATAGGCCATTTCCGTTTTGGAGTAGTTCTTGCTGTAAGTCTTGTCCGAATCGATGTCCTTCCACTGCTCCTTCTCCAGCCGCGCAACATCAATGCACAGGTTCTCAGAAGCCGCCAGCAGGGACGCGATCAGGGCGTCTTCATCCGCGGTATCCACACGGAGATAGGCTTTCGCCTCATCGGTTGTTACAAGCGCCATGGCTTCACTCCTCTCGGGAAGAGAAGGCCCGAGAAGGTGTCTTACCCTCTCAGGCCCTCAGGGTTATATCAGCCGCCCGTGCCGGTACCGGTGCCGGTGCCGCCGGAAGCAGCCGTCTTCGTACCCTTCATCTTCAGGTACTTCACGGTCTCTGGAAGAATCAGCTTGCCGTCGACACGCTGGGTGGTCAGGAAGCCAACCTGGTCGGTCACAGCGTACAGCTCATTCAGGCGGCGGAAGGTGCGGTTGCTGCGGTCAGCGACCCAGTAGTAGTTGTAGTCGCCAAAGCAGATTGCTTTCTCGCCCTTCGCGGGAACGGGCATGAACGCGGAGGTATAGATCGGGCGGCCCAGGATGGTGTCCGGCTTGGCAATATCCAGAGAAGGCTTCCAGATATAGTTGTCGTTCTTATCCTTGATGGTCATGAGCTGGAGCAGCACCGCCTCGTTGCAGAGGAACGCGGCCTTGCGGCGGTACGGAGCCTTCAGGCTGTAGTAGAGCTGGAAGATCTCATCGAAGGTCAGGAGCGTTTCGGAAGCGGAGGTCACACCCAGCTCCGCACCGGTTTCAGCCAGAAGGCCGGTCGGCTTCTTGTCGCCGTCGCCATTGATGAAGGCATTCTCCTCGGCATTGCCCATGCAGACGCCGAAACGGTCCGCAATGTATGCGGCAATGTCGAAAGCGGAATCGTGGAGCAGCTCATTGGAGACCTTGATCATAGTGCCCAGCTTGTACGCAGACAGCGTGGTCTGAGCAAACTTGGTGTTGGTCTCGGGGATCGCTTCGCCTTCATCAATCCAGGACGCTTCCATGATGTCGTTGGCGATGGGGATCTTGCGGGTGCCGGACGCGGTACGGATCACGTGGGCCATGCGGCGGAAGATGTTGTTCTCCTCCAGGCCATGGATCAGCTGGCGCTCAAACTCGTCAGGAACAGTGTAGCCGCCTTCGGTGTCCTCGCCAATGGACAGAGCGTTGCGGACGTTCATGTCCACAGAGCCGCGCATCATATCCCAGAACGCGCCGACATACTCATCGCTTGCGGTGGGCTTGCCTGCAGGCTTCTTGTCGGCGGTGGGCATGCCGACTACAGGCTTGCTGGTGGGCTTTGCCATCTCAGCATCGAACGCCGCCTGATCCTCAAGACGCTGAATCTCAACGCCGAGTGCCTTTACATCCGCAGCCATCTTATCGTACTGCTCGACAGCAGACGCTTCGACCATGCCGTTTTCGTCACGATGCTCTTCCAGAAAAGCCTTCGTCTGCTCCCACAGGGTATTGCGCTTATTGCGAAGTTCCATAATCTTATTCATGTTGTACCTCTTTCTCCGGCATAAGCGTGCCGGGCGCAAAAAATGATATAAAGAAAGCCGGACTTCTCATCTGAGACAATCCAGCTTGTCTTTCAGGATTTGATACGGCATCGCGCCATCCTTTGTCTTGCCGTCCAGGCCGATGACCTGCGGCTCTGCTGTCCCTTCCTCCCCATCGTGAGGATCCGCTTCAGCGGGTTCTTCCACAGGCGCAACGGGATCATTCTCCGGCAGCGCCTCTTCGAACATATCAGTCAGCCCTCCCTCGGGCGGTTCCACATCTTCCTCTTCAGCGGAATCTGCGATTTCACTCTCGGCGGGACAAATGCGGTTAAGGATGGTCTCCGACATGTGTCTCGCGGAGTAAAGCCTTCCTTCTGCCTTTGCTTCTTTCCCATCGTCCTCTCCTTCCCGGATGGGTTCCTTCTGCCCGGTGAAAAGGATCTCGTCCGCAAAGCCCAGCTCGACCGCTTTCTTCGCGTTCATCCAGGTCTCATCGGACATGAGCTTGCTGATCCTGTTCCGGGTCAGGCCGGTCTTTTTCACATAGGCGTTGATAATGGATTCCTTCACCTCATTGAGGGTTGCAATGGCGCGTTCCATGTCCTTGGTGTTGCCCATTGCGATAGTCATGGGATCATGGATCATGAGCATAGCTACCGGGGACATGAGCACACGGTCTCCCGCCATGGCGATCACGGACGCGGCTGAGGCTGCAATGGCATCGATCTTCACCGTGATCTGGCCCTTATGGTCGCACAGCATGTTATAGATCTCAGCTGCGGCGAACACATTGCCGCCCGGACTGTTGATCCAGACCGTGACATCTCCTTCCTCCGCTTCCAGTTCATCCCTGAAAGCTTTCGGGGTTACTTCATCGCCCCAGAAGGAGTCCTCGTCAACAGGCCCCTCCAGACGGAGAACTCTCTCCCCCGTATCATCCCTGATCCAGTTCCAAAAACGGTTCATTTTGTTGTTCACTTCCTTTCCTTCTGGCTCCCCATGCTCGGAGAACCAGTTGTCAATGACGATTACAACTGGGATAGTAA